TCAATAGCTTTCATTTGATTAAGAACCTCCTACTTCCTGCTTGTTCTACAACAAACTGTTCATAGATGTCCGGCATCGCAGACTGAAAGAGAGTAGAACTAAAGCGTTTAGAGGACTTAGAACTTCTCCAAGTCACCAACACATCACCGCTAACAGAACGTATCTCTGAAGCATTACCCATGCTATCTCTGAGATATGTCTCAATCTCTTCAGCCTGAGCCTCCATCTGCTTAATCTGTTCTTTCATTTGCTTGAGGTGCTGGATACCTTTTTCCATATTCATACTTGCCATAATAGCGTTTTCACTACTGACTGGATAAAGTAACTTAGTTTGTTCAATGGTCTCTGCCGGAGGTTGCGTATTTGCTTTCACATGACCCCACAATACTGCCATATTCTTGATTAACTCTTCCTTCTCTTGGTCTGAGATATGGAACTCAAAGGTTTGTAATTCTTGACCACCAAAGAGGACTGCTAGGTATATGTGAGATACATTGTGGACAGTAGCTTCATGGACTAATTGTGCATAGTCAGCTTGTGGAACTCGATTAGTATCCACGTCAAACTTATTGCGTACCCCAGCAGAATAATTCTTAACCTCCACGAGAGTAGAACCATCTGAAGAAATAAAATCAAAGTGAGAACGAAGCCAAGACTCGCTAGGATGAGTAAGAGAATAATCAGCATCTTTCAACTCCATGTTTAATCTATCGCTTACTAACCTACCAATCACAGGTTGCATGACATGACCCATTTGGACTGCTTCTATGTCTGATAAGTCAACAGGAGGTAATGTTCCTTGTTTAGTGAGTATGACTTCTACGGCTTTACCACTTACAGCCTGTCGGCTGTCAGAAGCCCACCAAGCACTATTGCGAATCTCTGGTGCAAAATCATTTCTATCGTTAGCCATTATTTAACCCTCGCTTCCATCATTGCGTCTGCAACGCTATAACACATATTAGCAACATCAGATGCACTAAAACCGTCCTCAAACTCATTACATATTTGATAAACTATATGGATTGCTTTAGCAGCAAAGTAATCTCTTAAATCCATGCCATCATAAGCTACTGTAAAAGCACGAACTTGTCCCATATCTGTTACTGTTAAACTTGGTTGTGGAAATGCTTTCATAGAACCTCCGCTAATGATTTAATAATCTCTTTTAAATGGTCTAAGTCATCTTCTAAAGAACCTAATTCATTGTCTTTATCATCTAACTGTTTTTTAAGATTAGCTTCTACTTGTTCTAACTCTGCTATCTTTTGTAAGTAAAAGTCATTTTCATTAACGACTATCTTTTTTGGTCTGCCTCTAGTAGCCATTATCGACCTCCAAAGATATGTGCAAAGTCATTAAAGATGTCGTCCATCATCTCTTTTGTATAACTGGGTTGTTGTCTTTTTAGTCCGGACTCTGTGCGTATAATGTCAAAGTCCTCTTGGGTTGCTTGATTGTTCTCTGCTCTTTCAATAGCATCCTCAAGCATACGTTGTCGTTCTAATGAGAACTGTGCGTAATATTCATTACTCATACTACCTCCTAATAAGTTTAATGGTTTGTTTAATAAATCTACTACATACAACAGTTACAACTATACATCATATAATCTATATCCACAATACATTTTTATTTGTTTTGGGTGTTGTATTTATACTACTATTTTTTGGGTATAGTAGTCCCCTACAATAGTTTCTCTCTTGTATTGTGTAGTCCGGACTTATATTACTCAGTGAACAGTCTTTAGTATAAGGTATATGAGAGAGTGCGAACATTAAGTAAATGATACTTACATAAGTAAGTATGATTGTTATAAGCATCATGGACTCGTCTCCCTTTACTCTTTTTAAAATAGAGACTGCATTTGTTGTCATTGACATTAGAACCACTCCTGATTGAATAACCGAATGAACGGAACATTAAGCGTATAAACACCAAACCCCTTATATATATAAAGGGGACTGAGTCTTTTTTACAGACTAACACCATCGTTTATCAGGTCAAGATTACCTGTTTATCCCCATTAACTGTGTCATGTCTTTGGGAGGACTGGGTCATAGTCCCATGTATATACAGATTCTAGCCAATAAAAAAACCCTTAAGAAGATTCTATGCTCTAATCCCTAACGACTGTTTATCGTAAGGGCATAGAACCTACTTAAAGGTTTTAATACAGTTAGAGTCTGCATTGATTGAAATAGTACAAAAAAAAAGAGAGACTGTCAAGCCTCTCTAAAATCGCCTAAGGTATATCAGGAATGATTATAAACCTAATTGGGCTAACATTCTGCCGAACCATATTTGAAAACGAGTAAATGGGACTGGGACTCTCTCTAGGTTTGTTGTATCAGTAGTCCTATAAAAATGGGTCTGTCCTGTCCAACCACTACTAATTAAATTGATACCTCTTTTATCTGCATATCTCATTTCATCACCTCATATTTAGTTATCTCACATTCATAGTAATCATCACCACATTCTATGCACCAACCAATATGGTCATCTTTAGTCTGGTCATCACAAACAAGTAAGACATCACATTTAGGACAAAATGGTGTCATCACTTCGTCATTACTTTCACACATATCTTTAATCTTTTCAAGTGAGATAAGACTGTTCTTTGTATAACGATTCTCGTCAAATTCTAAAATATACGGCATAAAACCTCCTAATAAGTGCTACATTGATAAAATGATAGAGGGGTGATACTAACCCCTCATAATTGGTTTAAATTGATTCTAGGCTTCTTTATTAATTTCACGATTATAAAATTTAAGATACTCTCGCTTGATAATCTCTTGCTCTTCCATCTTTTGCATAAAGAGAAATTGATTATTAATCTCTTGGATAACTTCCTGAGCCTGAGTTACTGTTTCCTTATCTTGCTCATACATTGAATTACTAAGTTCCATAGCATCAATATAATAATCTCCAATAGATGAAAACATTTCTAATCTACTTAATTGCTCTTTAGTAATATCAATAAGCATGATTAAATCTCCTCTCTTACTGGTTCAAATGTCGGTGTAGTTCCATCATCAAGGTAAGACTCTATTTCTGCCTCAATAGCATAATAAAGTTCTGAGCCTTTCTCGGTGTTCTCGGTGAATCCTAAGCCGTCATCATCTAACTTGATGTAACCACTATCTAGGTCATCAAGGGCTAATTCTTTGAGAACAGTAAAATAAATACTTTCTGCTAACTCTGCTATGTTTTCTATGTTCATGCTAACGTCTCCTCTAGTTTGTCTAATCCTTGCACATCAAGGTCAAATAACGGTAACTCATCTTTGAATTGTTCATAGGCATCTTCTAAGTCATATTCATTTAAATCTTTAAAAGCATCATAAAAATAATCTTTTAAAATGCCGTCTTCTGTTGTCCATATCACTTTGACATCTCTACCTCTAAAGTTCAAAGTAACATTCACATAGATAGATATTTCATTGTATTTAGTAATTTTCATATTAAACCCTTTCAATTTTAATTTTGAACAAGACTACACCCTCATTTTTTGCTAAATAAATTGTTGCGTTATCGTTGTCAATCCATGATGATGGAAATTCATCACAAAAATTAGTCCCAATACTCTCATCATTTTCGAATAGATAATCGTATACATCGTTTAAAACTGCGGAATCAATATACATAATCAAACCCCCTTAGCGTATATATAAACAAGTGCAAGTAAAGAACCCATAAGAACCATAAAGACAGTCCCCCATAAATATTCAAAGAATGTATCTAGTTTCGTTTTCATTGTGTAACCTCGCTTTTAACTAAGTTATAAATAATGTCTAACAATTCTCCATCGCTTGTATTGTCAGGGTCAGGGGTTGTTTCAGGCTCTATCAATTCAATAATGTATTGACATAATTGTTTTTTATTCATGCTATCCCCTCGTTTAATTGTGGATATTTGTGTAATTCATTCTCTAAAATTGAATGTGTATTGTGTTTATTTACATGAAAAAAACAATACATTATTTGATTAAGAGAATGGTTAAAAGTGGAATACTTGTAAATGAATTGAGAACCGTTTATCTCATATTGTTTATTTTTAATCATGCTATCACCTCAATAGTTCCATTAACTTGATTACAAAATATAAATGCTTTCTTTAGGTTCTTAAAAGATTTATATGCAAGTGATTCTTCACCGTAAAGATGAATTGTGTAGGATACTCGTATCATGTTAAGCCGCCTTTCTCATGGCTTCATACTTAGCAAACTCCAAGCCCTTAATAAATGCGTGCATCTGTTCATATAGTTCACGCTTAGTAACATGACCATGAACGATAGGTGTCGAACAACCTCCAC